ATACGGTAAATTATTAGTCAGATAGAATGTCGACCCTAAAGGCATCTGATTTAGCACCTTCTGAGCCGTAGAAATCGTTGGTCCACCTTCTCTGTCTATTCTAGAAATAGGTGATGCTGATGGTGTGTTAACTGTGGCTTGCCAATTGCCACGAGCAGTACCAATATCTACGGGTGTACGTTTGACAACAAGACTTATTACTTTAAATATTGTACCTTTAACCTGCTCTTCAGAGAAATTCTGCAGGTTAAGTGTAGCTAATTCGAGTTGTTTGGTAAAACTCATTTTCGCACCTGCAAATTACAAGTAACGATCGTATCACCAGGTTGATTATTGGAGATACTTATAATACGATAATTCTCGGATTCTATGGATACTGTGTCACCTACTTGGTAAGTATGGCCTTCAGCAAGTATCCTTCGATCGCCTTCTTGGACCGTTCCTTCGCCTCTCTCTGAGTCGGAATAGTCAAATACCGCACCGTACTTTTGATACGTAGAAGAAGACGGAGAAGTAGACCCGGTATTTGGGTCGTATGAACCGTCTGTCTTGCGAGTAAATGTAAACTGCCGACCGAATTTCTTTAATAGATCCGTAGCAGTTGATTTGACCCCAAGATACGAGTAGCTCATAATCGTGTTATCGCATACGCGCCAAGTGTAATTTTAGACAATGCCAATGATAAAGCAGGTGAAATTGTACGACTTTCACTCGAAGAGTCATACTGTACTTCAATATCTCCGATTTTTTCTCGTATAGTCCGACGCTCAAGATTCGCAATTTCCGAAATACCATCGATTTCAGACTTGGTGGCTTCGTAAAGGGATCGTTTGACATCTGGTGGTATCTCTGTCGCATCAGCATAGTATCCATCGATCAATGCTTCAGTTCTAGGCCATTGCAAAGGCTGATTTTCGTTAGCTTTGTTGCCGATGAAGTTCTGACGTTCCAGGAAATCCATAGCGCGAAGAATATTTTGTTCCACAACACTATCGGTACCATAAGTAAACCCACGAGCATCAGCCCATGTTTTATATTCAGCCACAGTAACATAACTATTGGCACCTGTAACGACTGAACCATCTTCGACAACTAAAGCCATCTTTTAAACCTCTGTATATCCGCCTGATCTGTAGGCTTCAACCATTGATGGATGGACATCAGCCTTTCGACCATCTTCGTGTACCATCTTAACCAAATCGCTCGACTCTTTTTTAGGTCGACCGCGCTTTTTCGGTGCTTCTTTCTTTTCTTCAGTCATTTTGACCTCCAATAGGAAAAGGGGCGACTAATGCCGCCCCAATTACCTTAACCAAGCAAGACTGCAATGTAGTCAGGCTTCCAGGCTTTGACACCCCAAGATGCCGCAACCTCGATCATGGTCTTACGATATCCTTTATATACGCGGATCTCGAATACCAATCCTGAGAATGGATCTTGTACTGTCATAGCGTCGTCTGCCGCATCGCCACCATCTGGTACAGCAGGTGCTCGCATAGCGATTTCTAGAGCCGCACGATGGAATGCAACGTTTGCCGCATAGCTGTTACCAACAGTGATTGCCGCATTATCTGCGAGCGCAACACGTGATCCTGGAGCACCAATGGCAAATGAACCACCAGAAAGTGCTGTATTAACCACATACTTGTTGACAGAATCACCTGCGAAAGTAACAATGTCACCTGCCAGGATAGTACCTGAGCCAGTATCAGTCGCGATAGTTGTATCATCGACAGCGTGTGAAGCATCGTTCAACAGGTAGCTAGCACCAGTACCTTTGGTGTGATCTTGAACCTGTGCAGATTCTTTGATCATCATACCCTGCAGATCAAGCAATGTACCTTGACGCAGAAGATCGGTACCACCGGCTTCGTTAGCCTTCTGCAGTTGCGCAAGCTGACGCAGATTGGTACCCGCTAGAGTATTCATCACGACTGATGCTTGGCCATCATTCGCAGGCATACCGTTATCGACCAGAATCTGGCGAAGCTCTGCAACTTCTGAGAAGTTAGAACCGAATGGCGTAGTACCTGCAGTACCGAATGCACGTGATGCATTTTGGTACGCTTCGATTGCTAGGTCTTCTTCCATCTCGTTAACGAGAGTACGCATAGCCTGCTTGATTTGATCACCGTATACAGTCTCGAAGCCGATACCATTGTTCAAATGAAGGATATCTTCACCAGTATATGGAATCTGAACTGCGCGAGCGTTTGTGATGCTCAATGTTTTGTTGTCAACTGTCTGATCTGTTCCTTCCGGAATAGTCATCGCTTCAGTAACGTTGACAGCTGATGCCGTACGAGTGAAAGATGCACGAACCGTATCACCTTTTGCCGCACGTTCTGAGCCGTTTGCGTTAATAGTTGCCGATGGAATGAAGCCTACAAGCTCCCGTCCAACCACGTCAGCCGCTTTGTAAATGTCTGCGGCGAGATCTGTAAGTACATTAGCCATTTGGCCTCTCCTTATCAATCATCAATTACTTTGCCGCCTTCCTTCACAAATGAGGCCCGCTCTCGCTGACCCATTGCGTCAAAATCTGTACGGCTTACCATTTTCTCACCCGCATCGGCCCCGCCTTGCGATCTTGCGGCCCCGCCGCCCGTAGCTTGACTGCCATCTACCAGGAATGGGTAATTCTCCCTTATAGATTCTGTCAAGCTTTCTGGTTTAGATACTGTCAGTTGTCCCGACTCATCTAAAACCTTGATTTCTCCATCTACCAACGTTAAACGCTGAGAGATTTGTTGCTCTAATAGTTTAGCTTTTGCAACGTCTTTTGTCAATCCTGAAGCTAATCTAGCGGCCTCAGACATTACTGTTTGACGCTGAATATTACTATTTACTTCTTGGAGTTGGACTTGTAGCTTTTCGGCTTCTGCTTTTTGCGACTCGTAAAGTTGCTTGAAGTCGTTTTGCTCTTGAGCAACCCGCTCCGCTTCAGTTCTTGCCTCGGCATCAGCTTTCTCCTTCTCACGTTGAATCCGCTTTTTCTCAGCCAATAATTCATCATTTTTGGCTTTGAGTCCAGTTACCTGCTCTTCAATTTGAGTCTGCACGTATGCCTGGATACCTTCGGTTAATTTACCCTTGATTTCGTCATCAAGCTCGATTTCTTTTAAAAATTCCATGTATCACCTCTGGTTAACATGTTTGGCCTCTGGCCATTAAATACCCGCTTGCTCGAAGGCTAACGGCTCCAACTGGCGCAATTCGTCCAAGGTTAAGGTACGCCCTTGATTATCAACGAATCGACCAATACTGACTTCACCACGCCGGAATAGTTTACCCCGGCTCGGTCCCAAAATTTCATCTTGAAATGACGCAGGCTGTCGCCTTAGCCATTGTTCATATGTAGTGCTACCCTTAGTCACACCTCGACCATCTGCGCCTATCTGTGGACGCTCGCCTACTAAGCCACCAGTAGCATCATATTCAGGCTTAATAACCGGTATGATAGACGATCGACAGCTAAAATGCGCCGGTGGCTTAGGGCTTGTTTGCGGATTGTCCCCAAACGGATATATAATACCATCTCTAGACGCACATATTAAACTTGTCCTGGAATCTAAAGTAGCCACCCACTCATAGCCATCGAATAAATCTTCATTCTCGCGTAAAGTAACATCGCGAGCTTGAATAGACACATGATTTGTAATAGTACGTGTCAGACTCGACGCTTGATTTTTGTTTTGTGGGCCTAGTTCTTGTACCCGGCTTCTAATCTGATTATGCGTATCACCTAGGGCAATCCCATCTCTAATTGTCTGCACAATCTGGTTCGCTTTAAGTGTGCCAAATTGAGCTAAAGCAGTACCAATTGTGTATCCTTTGGTAGGCTCTAGATTCATAATACTAGTGAACATTGCCGATTGTAGCTGAGTTGGTCCAGGAACAGCCACCGTGACTTTAAGATTTTGATTTAGCATACGTTCATTAAAATCGAGTTCGTATTGCGCGAATTCCAGGATCTCATCTATAAAATCCTGTGAAAATTGCCCATACAAATCATTGTGTAATAGTCTAATATCAGACAACATCATATCTAATCTAGAGCGCGAGAATTGCGTAATGTCACCGGTCATTCGACCTTCGATTAGATTTAATAGGCGTTCAATAAATGCCTGGGCCTCTTGTTCACGCCCTGCCGCGTACCTTTGTACAAAGATTTGATGACGGGTAACAGCATCGACGATAGACACTTTAGCTCCACTTCACCTTGTTTGCCATCACGCTAACGGATTAGCCAATCCGCGCTCCTCTCTTACGTCTTCTAACATACGCTCAGGATCAATAATGCCGCCAGACTTGAGACGATCAAAAATGTCCTGCTCACCAATAATGTCGCGGTCCAATAATG